TGGTATTCGAACGTGCGGCTGTGCCGTCAGGCAGTAGCTGGCGATTGGTCGAGCGCCCTTGCGCAAATTCACGCGAGCTGAACTCGGCGCGGCTGTGCAGCTCGCTGGCCCGACAAGCAAATATCTCAACGGTTATGAAACGGCGATCCTGCTCGCGCTGGTCAGGAGTGTTGCGCCGCGCGCGATGATTGAGTTCGGATGCAACGAAGGCATCACCGCCAAGCGATTGCTTGAGAACTTGCCGACGCTGCAGAAGTACATCGGCATTGATGTGCCGTATGGCAACACGCCGACGCTGTCCTGTCAGATCAACGAAACGCCGATCAGCGCCGGCTGGTACGCCGCCGACGATCCGCGATTTTTCTATTTGGAAGCGCGCTCGCAAATGCTGCGCACCGGACATCTTGAGCCGTGCGATGCCGTCTTCATCGATGGTGATCACAGTGAAGCGGCGGTCCTGCACGAAAGCTACCTCGCGCGACGTTTGATCCGAGGCACCGGCATCATCGTCTGGCACGACTTTTCCAATCCGGCTGTGGAAGTGACGCAGACACTGAACCGTCTGCACAACGACGGCTGGCCAATCAACTACGTCGAGAACTCGTGGCTCGCCTTCATGAGAGTGGAGAAATCTGATGGATCAGAGAGTCAAGCAGGTCGATCCAAACGATTATGATGACGAAAGCGAGTTCATGTCGGATTGCATGGATGAACTCGGCGACGAAGACGCCTGTCAATTCATATGGGATGATCGCTCGGCGGACGGCATCAAGCACAAGACGCATGCGGGCAAGGTCAACGGACAGGAGTTTGTGCTCTCCGATGAAACGCCTGATCGGATGGACGATGTCATTCTGTCCGATGGCTGGGACCTGAAGAATTTCAAGCGCAATCCGATTGCGCTGTTCAACCATCGCAGTGATTTCCCGATTGGCAAATGGAGCGATCTGCGCGTCGAGGGCAAGCAGCTTCGTGGCAATTTGGAGCTTGCGCCATTCGGCACGTCGGAGCGCATCGACGAAATCAGAAAGTTGATCGATGCCGACATTTTGCGAGCGGTCAGCGTCGGGTTCAGGCCGCTGGAAGCCGAGCATCGCGAAGGCACTGATTGGGGCACTACGTTCAAGCGCTGCGAGCTGGTCGAGACCAGTCTCGTATCCGTCCCAGCGAACCCCAACGCGCTGGCCGTCGCAAAGTCTCTGAAGATTTCCCCTGCGATGATTGATCTCGTGTTCGCCGAGCAAGGCAAGAGAAACACGGGCATCAAGCGGCGCGGGTTCACTGGCGAGCACGCCTCTACATCTCGCACTAGAAAGGGCAGCACCATGTCTGGGCTCGCTCAACGTATTACTACCCTGGAGGCGCAGATCGTCGCCAAGCGGGACGAACTTGAAGCTCATATCGGCAAGATGGATGACAGCAATGTCAGCGAAGCCGATCTGGAAACCAACAGGAAGTTGAGGGGCGATCTCACTCAACTCGAAAACATGCACGAGGAGCTGATCGGCACTGAGAAGCTCCTGGCGAAGAACCTCGACAACACTAACGGGAATGGCGCAGGCCTTGGTCGGGCGCTTTCTAGGACCATCCTTGTGGGCGGCGGCGGTGAGCATGAGCGCATTGTCTCGCCTTCGGTCATTCTCAATCGCAAGAAAGACCTCAATCTGCTCGACTATATCGTTCGCGGTGCCACGGTGGCGGTTATCGCGAAAGTGACCAACAAGTCGGTCGAGGAAACGCGGCAGCGGATTTACGGTGACGATGACGGCACCAAAGCCATCGTCGAGATCGTGACGCGTGCAGCATCGGCACCGGCCATGACCACAGTCACCGGCTGGGCGCAGGAGCTGGCGCAAACGAGTTACGCTGATCTGATGCCGTTGCTGATGCCGAAGGCAATCCTGACGCGGCTTGCGCCGATGGGATTGACGCTCAGCTTCGGCACGTCTGGTCGTATCGTCATTCCAACCCGTTCGGCCACGCCGACATTGGCCGGTTCGTTTGTCGGTGAAGGAATGGCTATCCCGGTTCGTCAGGGTGCGTTTACCTCGCAGACGCTCACCCCGAAGAAGATGGCGGTCATCAGCACTTGGACGCGGGAGATGGGCGACCATTCTGTGCCCGCGATTGAGGGGCTGATCCGTCAGGCGATCCAAGACGACACCAGCGTGGCCATCGACACGGTGCTGCTCGACAGCAACGCGGCAACCACAATCAGGCCCGCAGGTCTGCTCAATGGCGTGTCGGCAACTACGGCTGCGTCGGGCGGTGGCATCACGGCTTTGGTCAATGACATCACGGCACTGATCAACGCCATCTCGGCGAACACCAAGGGCAACGTGCGCAATCTTGTCTGGCTTGCGAACCAGACCGACATGCTGCGTGCGTCGCTACTGAGTGCCGCGAATACCGGCATCTTCCCGTTCCGCGATGAAATTCGCGGCGGGTCGCTGGCGACGATCCCGATCATCGACAGCGCCACGGTCACTGCCAAGACGTTGATCCTCGTCGATGCCGCCGACTTCGTCGTGACCGGTGGCGAGGCTCCGCGCATGGAGATGAGCGATCAGGCGACGCTCCACATGGAGGATACCACTCCTCTTGATCTGGTCGCGTCTCCGAGCACGGTCGCCGCTCCGCAGCGTTCGCTGTTCCAGACGGACAGCCTCGCCCTTCGCATGGTGATGCCGCTGAACTGGCTGCAGCGCCGCGCAGGCACCGTCGCGTGGACGCAGAACGTGACGTGGTGACAAGCGTCATCCGTGCGCTGTTTCAGCAGCGCACGGAAACCCAACGAGGAGGAATTTTTCATGAGCACCAAACTGAACGACGATCCGGCCACGGAGAATGCCAAGAAAGTTCTCGCCGAACAGCAGAAGGCCACCGAGAAGTCGCGCGCGGAGTTCGCCGAGCGCACGAAGGGCAAGCCGACGCCGACGCAGGAAGAGAATGATCTTGCTGCGCTTGGTGCGCACATTCTTGAGCACGAGGACGATGGCAGCGGGCCACACCCGCATGAAACCAAAAGCCTTGAGGCTGAGAGGTCGCACGCAAAGCCACAGAACTATCAGACCAGAGCGCATCGGCCGAGTGATTGACAAGTGGCGAACTGGCTGTCCCGTCTCACTCGGCTGATCAGCAAGGGCGAAGGGGATTATCATCCCGGTCCTTGGTATCTGCCGCTCACGGGCGGCTGGCTGCCTGCTGGTGTGGGCGACACGTTGAATTGGTGGCAGCGGGGCTACGACCCCATCATGCCATCAGCGCAGTCGGCGATGGTCGAGGCTTGCGTCTCGGCGTACTCGCAAACCGTTGCGATGTGTCCTGGCGATCACTGGCGGCTCAACAGCAAGGGCGGGCGAGATCGGGTGAAGAACTCGGCTCTCGCCCGCATTTTGCGTTACCCGAACGATTATCAGTCGATCAGCGATTTTGTGCTCAACGCGGTGCGCATGCTTTACCTCACCGGTAACTGTTATGCGTTGGCGCTGCGCAATGATCGCTATGAGATCGATGAACTGCATTTGATGAAGTCGGAAGTCTCGTTTCCGCGTGTTGCTGTTGGTGGTGAGATTTTTTATCAACTCCAGGGCAATGACATCATCACTGCGCGTCTCGCTGAACCCACGCTGCTTGTGCCGAAGCGCGATGTCCTGCACATCCGGTTGCACACACTCAGGCAACGTTATCCCGTTCCGCTGATCGGCGAGAGTCCAATCGTCGCGGCTTATGGTGACATTGGTGTTGGCAGCGCCATCGCCAATCAGCAGCAGTCGTTTTACATGAACGAGGCGCGGCCATCGGCGGTGCTGTCTACTGATTTGGTGCTCGACAAGGATCAGCTGCAGCATCTGCGCGACCGTTGGAACGATCAGGCCAAGGGTTTGAAGCAGGGCGGCACGCCTATTCTTACGGCTGGATTGAAAGTGCAGCCATGGTCAGTCGGCGGCAAAGACGCTGCGACTGCCGAGATACTGAAGCTTTCGGATGAGCACATCGCGCTCGCTTTCCGCATTCCGTTGCAAATTCTCGGTCTCGGTCACGGCACATACAATTCGACCGAGCTGCTGATGCAGAGCTGGATCGCATCTGGTCTTGGCTTCTGTCTGAACCACGTCGAGGAAGCATTTGGCGTGTTGTTTCTGTTGAAGGGACAACCGGACGAATACGTCGAGTTCGACACGGCGGCGTTGCTGCGGTCTGCGTTCAAGGATCGCATTGAAGGTCTGTCCAAGGGCGTGATCAGCGGCATCTTCGCGCCGAATGAAGCTCGCAATGAAGAGGGTCTGCCGGACGTTAAATTCGGTGATGAGCCGCGCGTGCAGCAGCAAGTTGTTCCGCTCAGTGCAGCGGCTGCAATTCCAGCGGCACCAGCGCCGCAAGCTTCACCATCATCTGCGTCTTCGGAAGTCGCACCGGAAAAAGGCAATGGCGATGTCACTCGACGCGAAGTCAGAAACATTCTTAGAAGCGCCGAACGAGCCATGCGCCGCTATTCTTCTTGATGCGTGGCATGAAACGCTCGGTGAGGCGCTAGGTAAGGCACTTGCTGAGCAACGCTTGCATTGGCAGCGCGAGCGCGAATGTCTGTTGGCGCAATTCAGAGAGGCGCAGGCGCATGCTTTGACTGTCATCGCCAAGCTGGAAGCTGAGGCAATGAAATGGCGCGCTGAGATGCGCGACATGGTCGAGGCGCGACTGCAGGAGCTGAAGGATGGTGAGCGTGGTGATGAAGGTCCAACCGGGCCGCAAGGTGATCGCGGTGAGCAAGGGCCAGCCGGGGCACAGGGCGAGCGTGGCGAGCGCGGCGAAAAAGGCGAACCCGGTGAGTGTGGGCCGCAAGGCGAGCGCGGTGAGCAAGGGCCAGCCGGGGCACAGGGCGAGCGTGGCGAGCGCGGTGAGCAAGGGCCAGCCGGGGCACCGGGCGAGCGTGGTGAGCGCGGCGGAACAGGCGAGCGTGGCGAACCCGGTCCGCAAGGCGAGCGCGGCGAGCAAGGGCCAGCCGGGGCACCGGGCGACCGTGGCGAGCGCGGCGAAAAAGGCGAGCGCGGCGAACC